CAGAGTCAGAGGAACAAGTAAAAGAATTGCTGGACGACTATGAGTTTATGGATAAGGCAGAATATGTAGAAACAAAAGAAAGCCAATGGGGTTTTGATGTAGATGATGTTTACTACGATGACGCAGAGATTAAAGAGGTAATAGCATGAGAGAAAAGATTATAGAACGATTAGTATGGGACGATATAGACACCATGATTAAAGACGCAGAGAACGGGGACTTTTGGTATTTCAGCGAAGTGTTAAAGAATAGAACACCATATAAAGAATGGTCAGACGAGGAACTGGTAAATGAATTATCCGAGAGAGAAATGGAGGCAGTAGCATGAACTTATTTACTGAAATAGAACGAGTAACAAACGAGATATATAAATGGCAAGACACAAGAAACTTTGTCGTATGGGTGGGAGGGTGTGAAGAACATACGCACTTAACTTATCAACAAGCCCTAGCATTACGAGATGAATATCTAGAAGACGGATATGACGATGTTTACATTGACAGGCATGAGGAGGGTGTATGAAATATAGAGTTGAGGCAATAGAAGAAGTGCTATACCAAAAAGTTGTAGAGGCAGAGTCAGAAGAAGAGGCTTACCAAGTTTTTGCAAGGGAACTATGCGATAAAGACGTCGTAGAGGGACGAGGGTTTGAAGTGACAGACATCATGCAGTTAAAGGAGGAACGAGATGATTAGGTATAACGCAGATATAAAATATGTAAAAGGTAAAGAGCATACCAAAGCAGAAAAGCAATACTTAATTGCCCGAAGAACTTTTGATATGGTCACATCAGACTACCATATTAATGATGGGTGGATTTGGAATGTAATCAACAAAGGGTTGCAAGATAAGGGAGTTATGGAATTAGATGATGATGAATTAGAAGAAGAGTGGATAGCATATAAAGATGACATAGAAGAAGAACTATACGAGGAGGGTGAGGAATGAGTGACATCTATATAAACGAGGCAACAGGCAAGAAGATTAAAGTATATAAAGAAACATGGTTTCATGTATGGGACGATGCCGATGATGATTTAAACTTTTGGGATACAGCAAAAGGTGTTGCTGATTGGTGCATGGAAAGTGTAGAAGATGACTACACAGAATTAGGGGAACATGAGAAGTGTGAGTATTGTGGGGGTAATTGTTTCCACGAAGACGCTGAAGAGATTTGTGATGAATACGACGAAGACTCAATGGGGTATTACTACGACTACAAAAAATATAAAAAGTGCAAAGAAGCATATGACGATGAGGATTGGCTAGAAGTAATCGATGCGTCTGATTGTAGGTATTGTAATTATGATACAGAAGAAAGATGGGCAGTTGAGGAGGTAGTATGAACAACACAAATAACGAATTAAACCAATACGAACTAGATGAATTGCTTTTTGGTATTGAGCAAGAAGTGTATGACATGAATAGAGGGGAACTCACTAAGTGGGCATTGAAAGGCATGAGAGATTATTATTTATCAATGTCGAGGGCAGAGTTGATTGAGAGTGGTTGGGTATCAGAGGAGGTAGCATAATGAGTATGGAATTTTGTGTGTATTGTTTAGAACCTAAAAGAGAAAGGTTTGGGTGTTGTGGGGAAAATCATTTTAGTGAGATATACGCTTTTCTTTGCGAAGATTTAACTCATAAAGATTATCCTTACGGGGTTGAGTGGAGTTTTTATAAAGATGGTAGGGACATTGTAGATGTGGAATGGTTTGCAACAGATGATGAACGCATGGATTTTATCGAGAGTGAGGGTTTTGAATTACCAAGAGAAGTCTTTGAAGCAAAGAAAAAAGAATACGAAGAGAAACAAAAAGAACTAGATGAGATAGATAGACGCATGAAAGGGGCAAGCGAATGAAACTAATTGAAGGCACAGACATAATAGACAATTCACCGAATGAAAAAGCGGGTGAGTTAGCAGAGGCAATCTTTGACGATGTAGTATTTATATTAGATTTAGAAGAGAAGTGTATTGCAGAGAACGAGGACGGCACATATAACACAGAGTTAGGACAAGATTTATTTAATTGTATTTATGAACAATGTATGAACTACTTTGAGAGGGAAACGAAATGAGTGAAGTAATATTAAATAAAGTGAGAGAGTTTTGCAAGAACGCTGTTGAAGATGCTGATAGTGCATTAGAAGATGAAAACATTACAGACAATTCAGAGGGCATTTATCAAGGACGACTAGAACTAGCAGAATATTTATTAGAACAGATTGATGAATGGGAAAAACAATTCGACAAAGAAATTGAAGCAAGAACAAAACTTAATTTAAATTAGGAGGCAGTATGAGCGAAGAACTAGAAAGAGACATAGACCCGCCTGAACCACAAGAACCTGTGAAGATTAAATCATGGTGGATATCAGTTAAATGGGAAGATGGTAGAGTGGAAGACATCGACCCGCCGACAGATAGCATGGTTAGAGAGATGGAACAATACCTAGATGAACTTGAATACGATTACAATCGTGATATACTAGAAGACCAAGCTTATAAATATGGAGACCCCGATAGTGACTACTAAGAAAGAAAAACATTATATAGTCGAGCAAGTTGTCGTGACAGGCTATGTAGTGCATGGTAATGGAAGGAAGACGCCATTCTCATTTAACAAGGACGATTTAAAACCTAATGATTTACTAAGTATTTTTGAGGGCATAAGGAGGATTTTTAAATGACACAACACCAAGTCAACGAAGAAAAGAAACGTAAATTCGAGGAAGACATTATAGAAGTAGCGGTAGCTGAGTATTACGAGTATGTCGATGTGCATAAAAGAACAAGGTCAGAGAAAGATGCCAAGATGTTTTATGATGCGATGAGACTAGGTATTGTAAGAGGTATTAACTTTGCAACAAATCAGTATATGCAATCATTAAAAAACTTTGAGGAGGCTAAGAAAGATGGAAACAATTAAGAAATATAAAGAAGAACTACAAAAACAAATGGCAGAAAGATTTGATAAGGAGTTTAGTGACATGACAATTATTCTATCTCAGATATATTCAGAGGCATTGTTAGAGGGAAGACGAATTGCTAAACAAGAAATGATTGATATGCTACAAGGGGATAACAAATGAAAACAAGACCAATCTATAAGGACTACGAAAGAGAAATCTACATGAGTGAATATACAACCATACCAAAAGAACATTATAGACACATGAGAAACTGCATGGTGGTATCACTAGGTATTAACTTATTTCTTTTGATTGTGATGGTGTTGCGATGATTACGACTAAAGAAGACGCGTTAATAGAAGCGATGGTAAGAGCAGTCGTGGCATTCAGTGATGAAGAGTCAGACGAGGCAACCAAGTTAGCACTAGAGATATCAAGGAATATGTCAATAGGCGACGTGCAAGAGTGTCAGAAAATAGCGCTTAGAATTATTGAGAAGAAAAAAGAATTAGACGCAATAGTAGATAAACATTTAAACAAAGAGAAAATACATTAAGGAGGAAGTATGACCAAGTTTAGCGTAGTAGTAGAAGTATCGATGGATGATACATATTTAAAACAAGTAGAGACGTGGGGCGTAGAACCAAGTGATCACATCGCCACCATATTATCAGAGCCGTTACGCGAGAAGGGCTTAGTAGTCAAGACATCGGCACTAGAAGTAGAGCACACCATGTTCGACCGATTAAAGAAACATCAAGATCACTTGGCGCAAGCTGACGCATATAACGATCTAGAAGAAGAGATCATAAGCCGTGCTTGTATCGGTGGGGTATGTGAGGATTAATTATGACAGGACTAGAACTTATGGGTATATTTTTTTCAGTTAGTATAGCATCGGTAATTCTATATATTTTTATTTGGTTAGTCGGAAGTGCGTGGCGAAACAATAGAGATATAGATGAACTATTAGTTAGAGTTAGATTTATTGAGAATGCACTATTAACAAGTAACCCATTTAAGAAAGAGGAGTCACATGGAAAGAACACTAGAAGACGTAATAAATGAGCAATCATTGTTTGAAGATAGTGCGTTAGAAGATGCAAGTGCATACGCCCGCATGATTATAAAGGGTGCAAATCGTTTTAAAAGGGAGAGACAAGATGGAACAGAAAGAATTGTATCAACAAAGTAACGCAGACTTGCGTGAACACTGGGGTAACCTTGCAAGTAATTTCTTAGTAGGTAAAACTATTCGCCGAGTAAGATACTTGAATGATAGGGAGACTGAGGACATCGGTTGGACTAAGAACGGATTAGTCATCGAGTTTGAAGATGGTCATTGGATCGTAGCGATGGCAGACGATGAAGGTAACGAAGCCGGTAGTATTTGGACATCAAGCCAATCTGAAATTAATGTGATACCTACGATTTAGGGGGAGTGATGAAGCACTGCAAAATATGCGATACGGATAAACCGATCACCGAGTTTTACGCGGGTAAAGGACGGGTATGTAAGGCTTGTATCATAACAAGAGTAGCAAAGTATTATCAAGCGAACAGAGAAAAGATTCGTGATAAAATTAAAGACCCCGAGTTTAAAAAGAAAAAGCGGGAATTACACGCATACAAAATGCAGAACGACCCTGAGTATAAAGCTCGGTATAGTGCAAGAAGAAAAAGGTTTAGAGATAAACATAAAGATAAGATTCGAGCATACAACCTAGCCTACATTAAAGAGAATACTGCAATACGCAAAGCAAAGAAAAAGGCTAAAAGATTAACGCCGGAATATAGAGCACAAGAAAAAGCATATGTTATAGCCCAAAGAGATAATCTTACAGACGTATATGTAAGACAGCAATTAGTTAAACATACATCTTTAAAAGTAGCAGACATCCCTCAGTCATTAGTAGAGGCGAAACGAATACAGCTATTAATTAAGAATGAGGTTATCAATGCAAACAAAACAATGTAATACATGCAAACTTACAAAAGAACTTTTAGAGTTCTATAAAAGAAAAGACGGTGTGTTGGGGCGTCGAAGTCAGTGTATTGCCTGTGAAAAAGTAAGTTGGGAAAAGTATAGTAAAAATAATAAAAAGAAGTTAGCAAATAAACAAAGAGAACGGTATCACTCAGACATAGAAAAATCTAGAAAAATACAATTAGCTAGCTACTATAAACATAGACCCAAACGAAGAGCCTACGCACAAGAATATAGAAAAGAAAATAAAGAAAGATTAAATGCTGATGCGAGAGCTGACTACCATGCAAACCTTGAGCATTATCGAGGTAAATGTAAAAAGTATCATATCAATAACAAAGACAAGATCAGTGAGAAGAATAAAAAATGGAGGGAATTAAATGCAGATAAATTAACAGCTATGAATAAAAAGAGAGTCGAAGAGTTAACTGATAGCTATGTAAAGGGTCAGTTACTTAAGCGATCACTAATAAAAATAGATATACCGAAAGAACTTATAGAAGTAAAACGATTACAACTTAAAATATGGAGAATCGCAAATGAAAAGCATTAACACATTAAGACATGAACTATCTGAAATCTTTGATGATTTAAGGAACGGCGCAATTAAAACCAAAGAGGCCGGAGAGTTAGCTAACGTAGCGGGCAAAATGATTAATAGTGCAAAGGTTCAACTTGAATACTATGCATTACGAAAAGAAGTCCCAACACTAAAATTTTTAGGTGATGATAATTTAAATGGCAACGCCTGAGAATAAAGTAAAGAAGCAAGTTAAAAAGATATTAGATGATCTTGGTGCATATCATTTCTCACCGATGACTGCGGGATTTGGTAGGAGTGGTGTGCCTGACATCATTGCATGTTACAAAGGAAGGTTCATTGGCATCGAATGTAAAGCCGGTAAGAACGAACCAACGTTGTTGCAAAAACACAACATCCGCGAGATACAACGCAATAAAGGCTTGGCAATCGTGGTAAATGAGGATAATATAGAGGCGTTATTGACTCTAGTAAAGGAGATTGAATGACTAGGTTAAAATCAATATTAAGTAATTATAAAAGCAAAGTAAAAAAAGTAATCAAAGATAATGTGAATCACCCATCACATTACACACAAGGCGCAATCGAATGTATTGAAGCCATCAAAGAAGCCACCAAAGGACTATTAGGTATTGAGGCGGTATGCACTGCCAACATTATTAAATACGTCTGGCGATGGAAATTTAAAAACGGCATCGAAGATCTATACAAAGCTGAATGGTATCTCGACCGCCTCATCAAAGAAGCCCGAAGCCAAAAGAAGAACTGATACCTGTTCCCTAAGAAGAAGGAGGTCATATGCTAGATCAAGCATTGATGTGCTTAGCCACAACCATTTACATGGAGTCTGCTCACCAACCACGCGAAGCGCAAATCGCAGTGGGCTATGTTTTAATGCGTAGAGCTGAGTTTGAACATAAGAATGTATGTAGTGAGATGAAACGTCCCGCACAATTTAGTTGGTATGGATTAGTTAAACCGCCGTCGGTAATCCGACAGGAATATAAAGACATCGCATTCAAAGTATTACATAGATTAGAAGTAGATTATAGTTATGGAGCGACTCACTTTCATGACACAACAATAAAGAAACCGAGATCATGGACAGGATTGCAACCTGTAGTAAAATGGTCAAACTTAATATTTTATAAACAAGGCGGAAGTAAATATGCAAGAAACCCCTAAACAACCATATGCATGGGCAACAGAGGAATTTAATATCAATGGTGATCTTGTATGGTCATCGATTACACAATTCCGCCCGAAAGAATTATCGTGGATAAGAGACTTACCCACCAAGAAACATTACATAACAATCACGCCTTTATATAAGGACGAAGCTAATGCTGAAAAAATTACAGGAGTTAAAAGTTATCGTGAGGCTACAAAACGTCTTGTTGATGCTTACAATGGTCTTTAGTAGTGGGTGCGTATCTGTTGCCACAAGTGTAGCTACACAAGCGGGAGTTCAAGTAGTAGGAGAACAGTATCTCATAACACAAAACAAACCTATTGTAAGATGTAATTTATATAACGTGATACAAGGCAATAAAATGTGTAGAATATATAGACAATATACAAGGAGAGTATGATGAATAAATGGATAGCATTATTATGGTTAGTAGTAGGATTCATTATGGGTGTCAGCACAACCATGTATAACAATACACAAAAGAAATACAAAATGAATCTTAAATGTATACAAGGTGAACTCTACGAAGAAGTTAGAACGAATATGTTTGTGAAGTCACACCTTGAATGTTTTGAGCAAAGGACTTTTTAATATGGATGCGATCGCAATTTTAACAGCAATGTATATAGCGTTATGGATAGGTGTTTATAAAGATGATCTCAAACGAGATTTTGGATTAGATAAACCCGCAGAACAAACACAACAAAAAGAGGAAACGAAATGAAAAAGTTATTAGCTGGGCTATTGATTTTATGTTCGACTCATGTGCAATCAGAACCAAGAATGTTTAGAGATGACAAGGGTAGATGGCTTAACTCAGAAGGTGGAAACATATACGGTGATTCTCGATTTAATATAGAGGCAGACCCAAGATTTAACATGAATGCAGATCCAAGATTTAATCCAAATGCAGATCCAAGATTTAATATAGATGCAGACCCAAGATTTAATATAGAAGCTAACCCTAATTTTAGTATTGACGGAGATAGGAGATACCAATGAAAGCACATTTAAAACTAAATAGAATTAGAAATAGAAAAGATGGTAGTTGTGATGTATTAATAGATGCTAATGATGAAGGTAAACGGTTGCTTATGGAAGCAGGGTTTATAAAAATATTAGAAGACTTTATGATACAACATACACATAAACTATCCTTCATTGACAAACTTAAAATCTGTTGGAATATATTAAAGTGATACCGTTTAGTTATGCAGTAGTGGACGATGAGGGTGAGGTCATACGCAAACATCGATGGTCTGTCAAGGAAGCAAAGTGGTTTACAGATAACAACCCACATGTTAAGGTAGTAAAACTAGCAAAGGAAATAATAAAGGAATTTGATTATGATGAATTTACTAAATTATACGGTCCAGCACCATTTTAAATTAGAACAAGAAAGACAACTAACTTCTGAAGAAGCAGAACTTGCTAAAAAAATCAACAAATATTTTGAAGAAAAGAAACCGTTGGTGAGACAAGATGTGCTAAATTATTTTGGAATTACTAAACATTTATTCTATAAACTAAAAAAGAAAGATGCAATTCAAGTGCCTATTTATATGACGTCCAGAGTTAATTCAAGAAAAGCAAGAAGGCACAAATGAATGATGAAGTAGATGTAGCTAATGATTTAATGCAACATGCAATTGATGTTGGGATAAGGAACGCACATGATCAAATCAAAAAACCTTCTAATCAGACAGGGAAGTGTATATGGTGTGAAGAACCGATTAAGGATGACAGACGTTGGTGTTCGATTGAATGCCGGAACGAATTTGAAAAATACGCAAAATAAAAGGAGAACTTTTGTGCAAAACGCAAATTTAAATAACTTTGATCCAACCGCAAGACAAGCTATAAAAGAATTTGAAGCATGGCAAATGAAAATATTTGCTAAAAACGCAAAAAAAGGATGGAGATTTTTTCAACCTGACTCCGTTGATAAACCTACACCACGTTCATCTTATGAGGCATGGGGTGCACAATATAAACGAGATGACATGGACAAAATAGAAATAAGAAATCAGAGAATCATGGCTTGTATTTTTGCTCTAGCTCTGATAGCATTATCGATACTATAAAGTTAATGGGCGAAAGCACTTTTATAAACTCTGTTTAATTTGATACCCGCGAGTAGCCCACCAAAAACTACATAATGCAAATGTATGACAATAGGTTCCTGCCCAGGTTTACTATTGTCCCTTGTAAAACGGCACCGCTATCTGTCGTTTGCATAAGATAGCAAGATTATGGGCGAAAGCACTTTTTATATGTTAAATTCGTGATGGTATTTTGCTATATATTAACCGCGAGTAACCCACCATAAAGTTCTACAATGCAAGTAGATTAACCAGGTTTGGTAGCCTTGGTTAAAGACAAATACGGCACCGCTATCTGTCGTTTGCATAAGATAGCAAGAATTTGTAGGTAAGGAAAGTAAAAGGAGCATGGGAGTCTGCTTAAAACGCACACGGATACCGCACCTGCCTATATAATCTTCCACGCACTGAATCTTATCTTGGGCGTGGTCGGAGTTGATAAGATGCTCTTACACTGTGCGAGGGTGTAGGTTAAGATAACGATTGCTTTCATCGATTGAGGTCGTAGCTCGCACCAAATTTAAAGCTTGCGAAGCTATTTTTTCTTTGTTATACTCTGGATTATTAAAACCTTTTAGGAATCTAGAAATGGCTAGAAAACAAACAAGAGAATCTTTTTGGGCTAAAGTTAAAAAAACTAAGTCGTGTTGGGAATGGCAAAAGTCTTGCAATAATACAGGATATGGTACTGTAGCGTGGGACGGAAAAACATATGTAGCGCATAGGGTCGCAGCTTATTTAGAGGGTATGGTAGATAAAATGGAAGCTCCCAAATCAAGTAGAGATAAAACTCATGTATTACACAAGTGCGATAATAGAAAGTGTTGTAACCCAAAACATTTATTTTTAGGTTCATATACAGATAATCAATTAGACGCATACAAAAAAATAAGACGCACTCAACCCAAAGGTGAAAATCATACGAATGCAAAACTTACAAATGCACAAGTAAAAGAAATACGAGAAAGATATAAGGCAGGGGAAATGCAAATCCCATTAGCAAAAGAGTTTAATGTATCTCAAAGAGCTATCAGTTTAATTATTAGGAATGAAACATATATATGCAATTAGTAACACTTGACATGGAGACTTTTTATGATACGGGGTTTAGTTTATCGGGCCTCACAACTGAGGAGTATATAAGAGATGAAAGATTCCAAGTCATCGGCGTCGGTATTAAAATCAACGAAGGTGAAACGTATTGGTACACAGGTGACCAAGTCAAACAAGAGCTTGATAAGATCAATTGGAAAGACTCTGCCTTACTCTGTCACAATACTCAGTTCGACGGTGGCATTCTGTCTTTTAGGTATGGTGTTATTCCTAGTTTATATCTTGACACTTTGTCTATGGCTCGTGCTATTAACGGCGTTGACGTGGGTGGAAGCTTGGCTTTCCTCGTTGAGAAATATTCTCTTGGCGCTAAAGGCACCGAAGTTATCCAAGCCAAAGGCAAAAGGTTAGAACATTTTACCGAGTCAGACCTATTACAATATGGTGAGTATTGCAAGAACGACGTTGAACTCACGTATAAACTGTTTGAAGTCCTAGCACCAAACTTTCCGGAAGAAGAAATAAAACTGATTGACATGACCTTGCGCATGTACACCGAGCCTACACTTGAATTAGATGATGCCCTCTTACAAGCTAGGTTAGAAGAAGTCCAACAAGAAAAGTCTCAGTTATTACAAGGACTCATGGCTAAGTTAGAGTGCGATACAGAAGAGTGCGTCAGAGCCAAGTTAGCAAGTAATAAACAATTCGCTGAGATACTACAAGAGTTTGGAGTTAAAGTCCCCACAAAGATAAGCCCAGCAACAGGCAAAGAAACATTTGCATTAGCGAAGGGTGACCAAGGCTTTTTAGATTTATGCGATCACGAAGATCCATTCATTCAAGAACTTTGTCGCGTGAGGTTGGGTACTAAAAGTACCATAGAAGAATCTCGTATTGAAAGGTTCCTTGGTATAGGCGCACGTAACAAAGGTAAACTACCTATCCCACTTAAATACTACGGTGCTCATACAGGACGATGGGCAGGTTCAGACAAGGTTAACTTCCAAAACTTACCCGCAAGAGATAAGAAAAAGAAAGCACTCAAGAACGCGGTCATTGCCCCACAAGGACATCAGGTTATCAACTGCGATTCGTCGCAAATCGAAGCCAGGGTTTTAGTTTGGGTAGCAGGACAGAACGATGTATTAAGTTGGTATGCAGAAGGTCGCGATGTTTATTGTGAGTTCGCATCTAAAGTCTACGGTAGAACTATTACTAAAGAAGATAAGACAGAACGTGCAGTAGGTAAGACTTGTATTCTAGGACTAGGTTATGGCACAGGTTGGGCGAAACTACAAAGCACACTCAAGCTTGCAGCCGGTGTAGAGTTTGATGATCAAGAATGCAAAAGACTCGTAGGTGTGTATCGAGAAGTTAATGATAAGGTTATTCAGTTATGGGGTGCTTGTGATAATGCACTACAAGATATAGCTAACTGGCCAAAGGGTAAAGAGCCCTATCACTTAGGTCCGACTAAAGCTTTACTTGTGACACCGAAAGGCATACAATTACCAAACGGTTTATACATACATTATCCAGGTCTTACATGGGATACTTCAGAATCCAAGTCTAAATTTGTTTACAAGTCTAGACAAGGTTTAAATAGCATTTGGGGTGGATCTGTAGTAGAAAATGTAATTCAAGCATTAGCCCGTATCATTGTGGGTCAACAGATGCTAGAGATTAATAATAAATATAGACCTGTTTTAACCGTTCATGACGCAGTAGTCTGTGTTGTACCAAGCGTTGATGTAGAGACCTCTCTCCTCTATATCACGGACGTTATGTCTACGCCTCCTCATTGGGCAACCGGACTACCTGTGGCATGTGAAGCTAATTATGGCGATAGTTATGGAGAATGTTAATGAAAAAGACCGCGCAGAATGATGTAACAGGTGATTGGATACAGTCCAAACCAAATAGCGATCAGTTCGGAGAAGGTTGGGATAGAATTTTTGGCAAGAAAAAAGCTTTAGAAAAAAGTATTGAAGAGAATGAAGAATTACTGTATGAGTTAGATGACGGTCAATTAACAGATGAACAATATGCTAAGATAAAAGAACTCGCAGAATATCAACTTAATAAATCCACAGGCGAAATAGAAAAGGTAGAAGATGGCACAACCACAAGTACACAAGAGTAGACGTCATGCTAATCCTATGTTGACCCGTAATGGTCGACCAAGATATAAAGCATTCACTATCAAGCAATTAGAAGAAGCATTAGCTAAAGCTGAACCTAAAGGCAAGAAGCGCGCAAAGATTGAGACTGAACTTGCTAGAAAAATAAATAATGTCTGAGTTCACTTGGTCGTACTCCTCTCTCAAGCAATATCAAAATTGCCCTCGGCAATACTATGAAATTAAAGTAGCACAAAACTATACAGTCATCCCATCGGAGCAAATGAAATATGGAACAGAAGTACATAAAGCACTTGAAGACTATGTTAAAGATGGTAAAGAACTTGCCGTTAATTATTTACGCTTCAAAGATATGGTCGACTCTCTCAAGCAAATACCCGGTGATAAATATCCTGAGTATGAAATGGCTTTATATGAAGACCGTACACCGTGTGCTTTCTCTGATGATAATCGTTGGGTTCGCGGTATCGTTGATTTACTTATTGTTGATAATGATTACGCTTTTATCGTGGATTATAAAACTGGCTCTCATAAGTACCCTGACCCTAAGCAGTTAAGATTGATGTCACTCATGACGTTTGCACATTTTCCAAATGTCAATAAGATTAAAGCAGGTTTACTATTTGTGATGCACAATGTATTTATCACAGAAGAGTACGAACGTAAAGACATAGATAAATCATGGGAGAAGTTTACAGGCCCCTTGACAAGACTAACTAATTCTTATAATGAAGATTCATGGCCACCAAACCCTACGCCCTTATGTAGATTTTGTCCAGTAAAAACCTGTGAATTTAATAGAGCGTGATATAATAAGGCATGCCTTACAAAAATCCTGAAGATAGAAAAATAACCAAAGACTCTCCGCTTGAACATAAGAAGCGCATGGAGAGACAACGTGCACGTCGTAAGTTAGATAAAGAAGGTGTATCTCGTAAAGGCAAAGATGTAGCTCATGTCAAAGCCCTATCTAAAGGCGGTTCAAACAAAGATGGACTACGTCTCGAATCCTCATCAGCTAACAGATCATTCAAAAGAAATTCGCAACATAAATTAGTTTCCGAAGTAAGTACGAGAGAAAGAAAAAAGAAATAGTAAATTAATAGTTGACAGATAATTATCTCTGTAGTAATATAAGCAGATGGAAATTATAGACAACACAGCTTTAAAACTAACCGTACCGGAACACATCGCTCCGCATATCACAAGTAATATAGAGAAGTCTGAAGTCATATCACGCAACGGTAACCTTACCGAGATGGTAGTTTATTGGGACGTGCCAGAGATGACCAAGCTTAACCAGATTGTTTCTTTCCGAAACAATTTACCCTCACCTAT